TGTCGGCCTCGCGCTCCTGCTGGTTCTCCACCGCGTCCGCCTGCAGCTTGGCCGCCGCCTTCTCGCGCTGAAGCTGAATGTCGGCCTGCGTCTTCTGCTGCTGGAGTTGCAGCTTCGCCTGCGCTTCCATCATCTTCGGGTCCGGCGGCTGCTGGCTGGCCTTGTCAGCCATCTCCTGCTTCTTCTGCGCCATCCACTCGTCGGTGATGTCGGGGAAGAAGGCTTCCGGGTTGCGAATGCCGGCGGCTTCCGACATCTTCTGCATGGTTTCCATCCAGTGCTGGACGGTAATCGGGCCATCGAACGGGCCGAACTGCGAGATTGCCAGTTCCTGCCCCTGCTTGATGCCCTGCAGCATGGCGAGGTCGCGTTCGCGAGAGCCGGTGCCAAGGCCCACATTGATCGTGACCAGCATGTCGCTGTCCCAGGCGCGCGGGTCCATCTCCACCCAATCGCCGCGGAGCTTGATGGTGCTGGCGCGGTCCTGATGCTTGACGATCAGGCGCAGGCAGCACTCGAAAATGCGCTTGAAGCCGACTTCGGCGAGATTGCGGGCGTATTCCTCGATGCGGGAGAACGCCGCGGTCTGGGCTGCATTGACCGCCGTTGCCGACTGGTTCTGCAGGGCGTCGAGATCCATGGCCTGCGAGCGCTGGGAGATGCCTGTGCGGCGTTCCGTGGTCGCATCCATGTAGTCGATCATTGGTCCAGCGGCTTCAAGCAGCGGCGGAGACACGATGTCCCGCGGCGGATCGCCCTTGCCAGGGTCGTATTCAGTGATGCCGCCGAATTCCTCGTCGATCAGGCCGTCCCAATCCTCGACTGAGCCCTTCGCCACGTATTTGTGCGGCCGCAATGCCCGATACACGCTGTCCAGCGCACCACGAACCAGCACCGTCTTGATGTTCTGGATGTCCTCCAGTTCGTCGAACAGGCCCCGGCCGCGCCATGTGTGCGCCTGCGGGTTCGGAACGAGGTCCGAAAACGGCAGATCGTCGCCCCATTCCTCATTGACGAGGATCTTGCGCTTGCCGACACCGCCGCCCATCACGACCCTGCGACGCTCGGCAATGCCGTCGCCGTCATAGTCGATCAGCACGTAGCTTTCGTACACCTCGACCAGTTCCGTGGAGCGGTCGGGCGCCTCGTTGGCGTTCACGTCGCGGTTCAGGCGATCGCGCTCGTAGGATTCCTCGCTGTCGAGACCAAACGCCGGCAGGTCGTCCACCTTGTCGCGGGGGTAGCCGTCCTCGACCAGATCGGAGCGGGTGCGGCGGAACACATGCGCGGCAAAGCGCACCGTTTCATCCAGCACCTTCGCGTTCCGGTCCATGCGGAACTCGTCATAGGGTACCGCTTCAAGGCGCAAACGCCCGGTGGACTTCACCCGCTTGATGGTGATGTCGTGCAGGACCGGCTGCGTCAGGGCGGCCTGCAGCTCCGGCGGGATAACCGGCGGCTGGCCCGTCATCTGTGCCTGGTTGACGATCTGCTGCATGGCCGAGACCGCATTCGGGTCCGGCTGCCAGTTCTCGTCCGACTTTTCCTCGTGCTCGATTACCTCTTCAATGTCGGGATCGCTCATCACATAGCGAAAGCGATCGTCGGTCAGGGCCGAGAACGAGGACGTGGTGTATTCCGGCGTATCGTCCCACCAGTGTTTGATGAGGCCATTGCCGAACAGCACACCATCGCTGATGGCGTTCCTGAAATGCAGGTAGCCATCGCACTCGCGCATGACGATGTAGTTGACCAGATCCGTCGCCTGATCGGCATATGCCTCATGGTCTTGCCGGGTCGGCTCGAACACCGCCACGCGATCGGACGAGAAGTAGACGCGCATCAGGCCGGGCAGCACCAGTCCGTGAATGTCGGACACGTCGCGCGACACCACCTGCGAGCGGTTCTTGCCCATCGGCTTGATGTCGCACTCGCCGTTGAAATAGCGCTGTGCCTTGCGGTTGTGAGACGCAATTTCGCTGTCGTGGTAGGAGCTGGAGTCCACGATCTGGCGGTCGATGACAGCGGCCAGTTCGGCCTCCGTCATGCGTTTGCGCTTTGCAGCCATACTTGCGAACTCTCAGTCAGCGAGGCCCGGAGGCAGCGCATGAAAAAGGCCTGCGTGAGCGAGCCTGAATGTCGAGCGAATTGTGCGCCGTCCTATGCGAAGCGGCCTGCATTGTTCGGGCGAGGCGGGCGCTTGCCCGTCTTCGGCTCCCACCCGCTGCAGGCAAACGTCATGAAGCCGTCCGCGCCGTGCGAATTGTCGTCGTGCCGCGGGCGATCCTTCCAGATGCCGCGCTGCTCGTCCCATTCCTTGCGGTAGTGCCGCAGCCGCTTCAGGCCCTGCTGGCAAGCCTGCTCATCAAACTGGCACTTGGAGAAGATCGTGCGCGCCGCCTCGATGGCGTCCAGCTTGTTCGATGACCGGCTGACCACGTTCGGGCGGAAGCCCAGCTTCTCCATCACACCCATTCGACCGTCCTCGAGGAACAGATCCTCGCGCTTGCCATCATGGGGAACGTAATGGTCGCCCAGGACGACGCCGCGCTCGGCTGCCCAATCGCGAATCCATGTGATGTAGTGGCCGATGAACTCGCCGCTGTTCTCGTAGTAGCCGACGAAGCGGTGATGCCCGTCCACGAACTGATGCAGCCAGATCGTGTTGAAGTCGTTGCGGCCGAGATCCCAGAACGTGTTGACCGGAACCGACGTATCCAGCGGGAACGATGCAATGCGGCGCGTCTTGACCGCAGCCGCGACCTGATGCGTGAAGTATGCGCCTTCCAGCGCCTGCTCGAACGCCTCATCCGGCGTGGAGGGATATTCACGCCGCATGTCGCCGGCCATGGTTTCGGCCTTTTTCACGTACCAGCGCATCTGCGGCAGCGAGAGCGTGACACCCTGCGTCGACAGCTTGGAGAAATACGCCCGGTCCTCGTCGCCGATCTGGATGCTCTCGTCGTCAGATCGGTAATTGCCGTCCTGCCACCACGGGAAGAAGTGGAACTTGAAGTCCATATCCGTGAGATGCGCGCCGGCCTCTTGCTTTTCGCGAGCCCGCTGCACCATCTCGTAGAATGAGCCCTCCTGCCCTTCCGCGGTGCTTTCAATCGCAATGAACTGCCCGGCCTCGACCGCGTTCAGCGCACCCGTCACGATCTCTCGCGCCTTCTCCGGGTATTGGGCGCAGATCTTGCCGAACTCCGACACATGCAGATATTGCAGCGTGCCCGAGCGCATCGAAGCCGACACATGGATCGACGAGTTGTTCTTGAACGTCAGCGTGTCAGCGCTGTCCTGCACCGCGGCAACCACCGACTTGATGCCGTCGTCGAGCTGATCGTAGGGGAACTTGATCTTGTCCCGGAAGATCGTCTGCGCTTCTTTCAGCTTGTGAGCGATGATGCCCGCCCTGGTGTCCGGGTTGAACACGCAGGCATCGAGGTAGATCAGGCTGCAGAACGTCGTGAAGCCAAGCTGGCGAGCTTTCAAGATGATGTTCAGGGCGTGCATCTCGTCCATGAACTCAAGCTGCGAACTGTTCGGCTGGAACCTGACCCGTTTGCCCTTCTTGTCGGTGATCCAATATAAATTAGAGAGGCGCCAGCGCGGGTCGAGGAACTGGTCCTCAGTCGCCCTGATCGTGGAGCCTGCGGCCATTCGTTGCTACTCGCGCCATTAGCCCGGCGATCGTGTCATCTGCCGAGAGCTTCATTTCCCCGCGGTCGATGAACATGCCGAGGTGCTTGCCCAGCTTGTCCAGCGCGCTGTTCTTGTCCCACAGCTTGATCTCGTGGACGTGCTCGACGATCCTGCTTCCGTCCTCTGCCGTCTCGCCTGTCGGGCGCGTGACCACCTTGACGGACGAGATCGCCGCAGCGGTGTCATCGTCCCAATCCTCAGGAGAGATCAGATTGCCGCCCGGCGTGAACACCCTACGGAGATCCGAGAAGCCGAGCCGTGCCATTTCCTGCAGCACGCGCTCAATCTTCACGCCGGTCTTCTCCGACACCTCCGCGCGGGCCTCTGCAATGGCCGCAGAGACCTTAGCATTGGCTAACAGGCGCGATCCCTGCTCATTTGCCGTCTTCGCGCTGTAGCCTGCCCGGATGGCCGCCTGTGTCGCGTTGAGATCGACGAGGTATTCCTTGACGAACTGATCCTGTTTCGGAGTGAGCGGAGCCGTATCGGTCATACCCTTGCCGGCCCCTCTTCCCGCACGATCTCGGCAGACTTCCATGTGCCGGGAGCGTATGTGGCAGCGAGGCGACCGTCGCGACTGGAGATGATCTCAAGGCACCCTGCGTCCGTAGCGATCTGGCCGCAGGTGATCAGCACGTCACGCTCGACCTTGCCTGTATATTCGGCGTCAATCAGCGTTACCTTGAATGTCGCATCTGCAAGCGACCCGGCCTGCACTCCATGCTTTGCCATCATCCATCAGCGGACGCACCGCTGCCTCTTGATGTTGTGTGGGTGGGTGGGTGGTCTAGCCCCACTGACTCGCAGCGTAGGCTTTCCACTTGTCGATTAGCGGCTGCCAGAGATCCTCGATCTCATGGTCGGGCCATGCACCTCGCGGGGATGTTCCGTAGTCTGTGAGGCCGTGACCGGCGAGGACGTAAAGCGCAAACTCGCCTGCGAACCCGCGCTCCTTGATGAACTCGAACGTCGTCTTGCTGCCAACCGCTTCCAGCGCGGCGATCATCAAGTCATCGCTCTCGCTGCTGTACGACCCGTAGATGCCCTCGATGACATCAGCCCAAGGATCGAAGACTTCAAGGTCAACCGTGCTGCCGGCCTTTGGTAGCGGCTTGGAGAGCGCTGCCGCCAAGGAGTCCCGCGTGTTCACCGCCATCACTCGCCTCCCTCTGCCTGTGGAGGGGTGGGGAGAGAGAGGGTGCTTTCGTGGATATGCAAGAACGACGGATAGCCATCGTCCGAACCGAAGCTCTCAGCCTTGGCGACACATGCCTCCGCGCCTGCCAAAGTCGCGAATACGCCCCGAACCGACCAATCTTCCTCGCCCATATAGCCCATCTCGTGCAACACGACCCAGACAGGCACTTCCGTCCCATCCTTCCGCGCGGTCTTGATCGGCTGCCAGTTTCTCTCAGCCATTGGCGTCACCGCTGGGCTGCCAGAGCGAGCCGTCCTCTTTGTGATGCACACCGCAGTTGGGGCAGGGCCAAAGCATCTTCACGGAGTACGTGGGTGGAGCTTTGCCATTTGGCTTCATGTCCACAACGAACGGGACCAACTCATTGTCACCTTCGCGCGCGCAGCTTTTGCATTTCATCCGGCGGACGCGGGCCAACTTCGCAGGCCCCCATGCTATGGATAATGTTTTACCGCTTGCCGATAACCCTGCCATTGCCATCACCGCCCGCTTGCTGGTAGATCACTATCTTATCAGCAAAACGGCATGAAACGCAACAGTTATGAGCATGACGGCAGAGCAGTTTCAGGCATGGCAGAAG